CATTAAAATATTTTTTTAACGCTTTCAACCTATCATCTGCATCTACTAACATCATTAAAGCTTCCTCAGCATTTTCATAAAAATCTTTAGTGGAATGATCACCTATTCCAGCAGGATGTTCTGATAGTAGATTTAGTGTAAGCATTGCTTTTGATTTATCTGCCTCTGCAGATGTTCTTAACATAGTAAATAATTCGCTTTTCATTTCAATAGTTGTTTAATATCCTTTTTATTTAATCCTATACTATTCAATATACTAACAATCTCACTCTTATCCAAAAGATTATAATATTCTAATGCTTCTTTGTTGGAGCATTCCCAATAACCTTTTAAATACTCAATTAACTCTTTACTTTTTACCTTAGTTGTGGATTTTATGTATTTACTCCACTTATTATTTTTAGGTATAAATTCTTTATAGATTGAGTATATTTCTTTTTTATTTTGAGGTGGTAGTTTTTGTACCTCATTTACTAGCTCCAAGTAATCGGGATTCATGCTTAATACTCGGTGAATAACATACGAGTTAAACATATCCCAATCCTTGTCACTAAACTCATCGATTGGTGTTTTTTTTGTATTAATATGCGGCATCCAACCGAAAGTATTTTTTATCATACTAATTCGTCCTTGAGTTCTTCTCTAAGTTCAACAGGAATACCATCTCCTAAAATCTTATTTGTGTTTGGGTCATAAAATACTGGTATAGGCATAATAGCATCATTATCTGTACCTGCTACAAATTTACTTATTTTTCTTAAAATAACTCCTGATTTAAATATACTTCCACCAGCTTCGTTTTTCATACCAGTAGTAGACTTTAAATCAATATTCAGCTCGGGTTGTTGTTGAGGTGTTTTCATTTTATTTTATATTTATAATTTGTTGTAAAAGTGAGATCATATTAATCTCTTTATCTATTCTAAAATTAGCTTTATATTGATGATCATTTATCAACATTGCTACTGTACCTTCCCTATTAGGAAGATATACTTCTGCATTATCAAATAAAAACCTAAATAGTTCTTCAAAATCATCAAGGTTTGAATCTTGAATGATTTGTCGAATTTCTTTAATATTAGGTTTTGTTTTTTTAAGTTCATTTAAAATAGCAGACAAATAACTAGCAGAAACAAGTAATGAATCATCAATTGTTAAATGATTATTAATATTACTTGCTTGGATAGTGTTGAGCATCTTTCTTAGGTCAGGATAGAATTTATTAACAACTTTCCCAATGGCAGGCAAATCATAACTTATACTCTCCTTATCACATATGCTAGCTAAATGTACTGCTACTTCTTTTTTAGTTGGTGGTATTATTTTAAATGTTTGACATCTTGATTGTAAAGGGTCTATAATACGTTCTACAAAATTACAAGTTAAAATAAAACGAGTAGTTCGTGAAAATGTTTCTATTATATTCCTTAATGATGCTTGAGCTTGTATTGTTAAAAAATCAGCTTCATCTAAAATAACAACCTTAATAGGTTTAAAAGACATAACACTGGAAAATCCTGATACTTTATCTCTAATAGTTTCAATACCTCTTTCATCACTTGCGTTAATGTAAAGATAATCACAATCAAGAGTACCTACTATAATCTTAGCAAGAGTTGTTTTACCTCCTCCAGCTTGACCATAAAATAAGTAGTTTTGAATATCATTTTGAGATAACTGCTTAGCTATACTGGATTTTAGATTTTGATTTCCAATATAAGTAGATAAGTCAGTGGGTCTGTATCTCTCGTTTAATAGTGTATGTTCTTTTTGTTCTTTCATATACCGTAAATATACATAAAATCTTACTATTCTCCAAACTCTCCGTATAGAGAATATTTTTTCTCAACTACAGGTTGTACTTCAACTTTATCTGTTTGGATAGCATATAAAGCACCTTGTAAAGGCTCTAATCTATAATTACCTTTAAATCCTGTTTTTACCATATAAGCTTCAAGTGTATCTGTAAGCGACTTATGGATAGGACCATCAGGTTCATTTGCTATCAATCTGTAACGATCACCCGGAGGAACTCTCCGAGCGATCAATACATTTTTTTCTTCTGTTTTAAAATCTGTCATATTAATACATTCCTTCCATTCCAGCTGGCATAGCAGGTGCTGCAGGTGTTTGAGCATCTTCACTTTTATCTTCTGTGATAGTACACTCAGTTAGTAACACAGTACCAGCAATACTTGCTGCATTTTCTAGAGCTAATCTAGTAACTTTTGTAGGATCAATAATACCTGCTTCCTTAAAGTTAATAGCTTTTCCAGTTTCAATGTTAATACCAGTCCAAGTATTAAACTTTTTAGCATTAACTAAATCTGTTTGGCCAATGAATATTGCTTCGCTTTTATCATATCCAGCGTTGACTAATATTTGTTCAAATGCTTTTCCACAAGCTTTGTATACAATTTCAGCACCTCTATTATTTCTATCAATACTTTCACGAGCATACAATAAAGCAACACCTCCACCAGCAACAACACCTTCTTGAATAGCAGCTTTAGTAGCATGTAGAGCATCATCAACTCTATCTTTTTTCTCTAACATCTCTGTTTCAGTATGACCACCTACATGAATGATTGCTACTCCACCTACAAATTTTGCAAGTCGGTTTTGTAGTTGTTCAATTTCAAATGGTGTATTTGAGTTATCAATTTGCTTTTGTAGCTCTTCAACACGTGCTTCAATAACTTCTACTGTTCCTTTTCCATCTACAATGGTAGTTTGGTCTTTAGTTACAGTAATTTTTCTAGCTTCTCCAAACCAATCCCAGCTGAATTTATCAAGCTTCATACCTTTATCTTTAGAAAATACTTGACCACCAGTTGTGAGTGCAATATCTTCTAAAACAAGCTTTCTACGTTCTCCAAAATCAGGTGATTTAACAGCACATACATTAACTGTACCTCTCATTTTGTTAACAATAAGGGTAGCTAATGCTTCATTATCAATATCCTCAGCAATAATCAATAAAGATTTACCTTCTGATGATACAGCCTCTAATATTGGTAGTAACTCTTTTACTTGAGTAAGTTTTTGATCTAAGATTAAGATAGCTGGAGTATCTAAAATAGAAGACATTGTATTATTATCTGTTACAAAGTATGGTGATTTGAAACCTCTATCAAATTGCATACCTTCAACTGTTTCAAGATAAGTATCTCCAGTTTTAGATTCTTCAATGTGTACAACACCATCTAAACCTACTTTATCAATAGCTGTAGAAATAAGTTTACCAATCTCAGGATCATTATTTGCTGAAATAGAAGCGATTTGTTCTAGTTGAGATTCACCTGTAATATCTTCTGATATTTTATCTCTAAGATTATTTATTGTGGTTGTAACTGCGGTATCAATCTCTCTTTTGATTCTAACTGCATTTTCTCCATTATCTAAACTGTTCAATCCAGCTTTAATAATTTCTCTAGCTAATAATGTAGAAGTGGTAGTACCATCTCCTGCTTTATTTGCTGTATTAATAGCTGCTTGTTTGAGTAACTGAACACCTAATTCTTGTGTAGGTTCTTTTAGAGCAATTGATTTTGCTACAGTAACACCATCTTTAGTACTTTGAGGAACTCCTTGGTTATTAGAAATAACTACATTTCTACCATTTGGTCCTAAAGTTGCTACAACAGCATCTGCAAGCTTATCTATACCTTTTACTAGTTCTTTTCTAGCTACAGTGCCAAATTCTATATGTTTATTCATTTTTAATTTTAATTTTAGTCTTTAATAACTTTTGCTAGAACCTGATTTTCAGGACCCACATAATATTCTTCACCATCAAAGGGAAGTTTGGTAAAACCTTGAGTTGGCAAAACCACTAAATCACCTACTTTTAACTGCATAGGGATATAATCACCTGTAATAGTATACCTTCCAGTTCCTATTGCGATAACTTCACCAAATTCATTTTTTTCTTTACCCATATCAGGTACAATAATGTTGCCATATAGGGTTTCTTCATTTTCTACTGGTTTGACAATAATTGCGTCAAATAGTGCTTCAAGTTTATTCATTGTGATAAAAAATTTATAAGATTCGATTCAATTTTACTGTATTCAGCTATAAAATCCTTTATGGAAGTATAGTGTTTCTTTGTATGCAACTTTTCTTCAGATATAAATTGCAATGCTGATTTCATATTAGGAAAAAACTTTAATGCTTTTTCATATTCTTTACTTTTACCTTTCGCTCTAAAGTGTTCAGCATTAGTTTGTACTTTAATGTTTACAATATAATTGTAATCATCCCTAGTGATGAAATAGGGTTCTAATGCTTCATCTTCTACTACTGTATGTGATTTTACTCTTGACATATTATAACATTTTTATTTATACCGTAAATATACGAAAGATATTTGTGAAAGCCAAGCGAAGGCGCGCTTATTGTAAAAAAATGTTATTTAATTTTAATAGACTTAGGTTTAGCTTCTTCAGCTAAAGGTATAAAAATCTCTAATAATCCATTTTCTAAAGCTGCATCAGTTTTTGATAAATTAAACTTAGGTGCAATTTTATATCTTAAATCAAAAGATTTTTTAGATAAACCTTGGTGAATAGTTCCTTCATGGAATTCATCATCCTCTGGTTTTTTATAACTAATTTTCAAAGTATCTCCTTCAATGTCAAGGATTACATCACTTTTAGTTAGCCCAGTACAGGCAACTTCAAAATGAAGTCCTTTGTCATCAAAAAATATATTAAGAGGGTGTGGTTGTTTGGTATTTGCTGCTGGTTGAAATGTACTATCAGCATGAAAGTGGTTCCTAAATAGGATGTCGAATGGAGACAAATGTCTCTCTAATAATTGTAATGTACTCATATCATTTAAATTTGTGAGCGCCTTAGCTACTCGGTTAATAATTAATTTATAATAAAACTCAGCGCGCCTTGACTGTGCTTTTGTTTATTATGGTAATACATATATGAAAACCATTTTAAAGTCTACTCTGCATCAAAGAAAAATATGTGAAATAATCTGCTTGTGTTAACATCCCACCCACAATATTCACTTGCTGAGTGTATCATTTGAGCATCCCAAATGACTAATCTATTAAAAATGTTGCCTATATCATCTACTAATTCATAGGGTGTTCTATCAACAAATGTTTTTTGATTAAATGCTATACCTAAATCAGGGTGACTACCATGTCTAATCGAATTTGCACTACCTAATTCACCAGCATCATAATTTTTTACAGCATAAAATGAAGTACCTGAATAGTAAGGTGCGTTAGGATTCAAGTAAACAACAGCGGCATATGATTGACTGTCACAGTGATATACTAACTTAGTTCCTGCGTTATTTGATTGGAATCTACCGTTCATTTCGTGTTCTTCCCACTTAGTTATACGCTTACCTAAAACTTGTTCAAATCTTTCTTTAGTTCCTTCAAAAAACCATTGTTTTCTAGTACGCATACCTAAATAACCAGCATCATCAAAATAATATTGTTGTAATGCATGGTTTCTTACTGCTAATGGATCTTCATAAAAATCATCTACTACAAATAATCTTTTATTAGTATTATCATTCAATTTCATTCTATTTGAGGTGATTACACCCCATTGTGAATCTGGGTTATGGTCTGTTTCTTTAACTTTCATATTTGTTTTGATTATTCGTTTCTTAAAATATAATAGGTACTTTCAATGTTTTCATTACTAAATACTAACTTTAGTAACCCTTTTTCAGATATTTTTAAAGTAGCTACTTCAGCATCTTTATTCGTACTAAATATGTCTTTTATCATTTCAGCATCAAAAGGGATTGATAAATCATTCTTTGCAATATTACCTTGTAATTTATATGTAATTTTGTTAGCATAACCTGACATATCACCAAATACAAATTCACATATAGGATTACCATCATCTAATCTTGTAGTAATTAACATATTAGGAGATTCTGATAGTGCACTTTTAGCTTTAATAATCCTAGTAACATCTTCTTTTTCTAAATCTATTTCTACCTCATATGAAGGGGGATCATTTACCCATTTAGTTTTGCGAATAGTTAAAGGATCTGCTAAAGTATAAGTTAAATCAAAGTTAGCATCTGCTATATTTAATATATTATGTAACTCTTTTTGCCCTTGCAGAGTTAATATTAAATCTCCATTTGTAATAGCTAGTAGTTTAGTTAGTTTATCAGTATCAAAGATACCTAACTCACAATCTTGCAATGGAAAATTATTTAAAGTAACCTTACATGCTCTACCTGCTTCACCTGCAAATATAGTTAATACATTATCTTTAACTCTCCATTTTACCATATTATGGCGTCCTGCTAAGAAATACTTCTGTATAGTTGCTTGTAGTAAATTTTTATTTATCATATTTTTTTATTTATACATCAAAGAAATCAAATGCATCTTTATGAGGATTAAGGTTAAGAGTTGCGCCAATGTCACTCATAAAACCTTCAAGTTTGTTTAGTAATATACTATCAAATATTTTTTGTCTATCAACATATTTTTCCATAAACTCCATTATTTTAGGAGGAATATCATATTCAACAAAAGCTAAGGCTTCGATTTTATAAGGA